GAGAATATATTGAATTTTACGAACAAACATACATCAAAGACCCATTAGAAAAACGTGGCGCTGATCAAAACTTATGGATTTGGCAACCAGCTGACTATTCAAGAAATTATTTAGTTGTAGCAGACGTAGCTAGAGGTGATGGTAAAGATTACTCAGCATTCCATGTAATTGATATTGAAACTAATACACAAGTAGCTGAATATAGAGGACAAATTGGAGTAAAGGAATATGGTCACTTATTAGTTGGTGTAGCAACTGAATATAATGAAGCATTACTTGTAGTAGAAAATGCTTCAATTGGTTGGGCAACTATACAAACTATAATAGATCGTGGATATTCTAACCTATATTATTCAACTAAGAGTGATTCCTCGCTAAGTGAGTCGTATTTTGACAAATATATGGACACATCTAAAATGGTACCTGGTTTTACTATGTCATCTAGATTGCGTCCTATGGTAATTGGAAAATTCCAGGAATATGTAAACGATAAATCTGTTATAATCCAATCAAAAAGATTATTAGAAGAAATGAAAGTGTTTATTTGGAAAAATGGTCGTGCTGAAGCACAACAAGGATATAACGATGATCTCGTTATGTCATTTGGTATGGCTATGTTTATGAGAGACACTTCATACAAATTTAGACAAAACGCTATAGATGCTTCTAAGGCTGCTTTGAGTAATATATCTAGTGCTAAAGTAGCATATCAAGGTGGATATAATAATGCTAGTGGTCGCTACGTTCAAAATCCATATACTCAAAACGTAAATGGTAGAGACGAGGATATTAGTTGGCTTCTTAGATAATATTTATAATAATAAACAATACAATGGCTGATACTAGTTTATTCAGAAGGTTAGAAAGATTATTTGCTTCAGACGTAGTAATTCGTAATGTTGGAGGTGGTCAACTTAAAGTAGTTGATACTGACCATATCCAAACATCAGGCGAATTTGCTACGAATTCTTTAATGGATAGATTCCAAGGAATTTACAGAAACCCAGCATCTACATCATTATATGGTTCTCAGTTTAACCTCAACTATCAGTATCTAAGAACTTATCTTTATTCGGATTATGATTTGATGGATACAGATGCTATTATTGCATCTGCTCTTGATATTATTTCTGATGAGTGTACTCTTAAAAATGATATGGGTGAAGTACTTCAAATCAAATCTTCTGATGAAGGTATTCAAAAAGTACTTTATAATTTATTTTACGATGTACTCAATATTGAGTTTAACCTTTGGTCTTGGACTCGTCAAATGTGTAAATATGGTGATTTCTTTCTTAAATTAGAAATCTCTGAAAAATTTGGTGTATATAATGTTATCCCATATTCAGCATACCACATTGAAAGAAAAGAAAATTTTGATCCAGAAAATCCTTCAAAAGTAGTATTTAATTACAATCCTGAAGGTATTTTAGGTGGTTCTTCTTCTGGTTATTATGTAACGCCTAATCAAAAAAGCACTGTAAATACTATTGAATTTGATAATTACGAGATTGCTCACTTTAGATTATTATCGGATGTAAACTATCTTCCATATGGTCGTTCATATATTGAGCCTGCTCGTCGTCTATATAAACAATATTCATTGATGGAAGACGCAATGTTAATTCATAGAATAGTTCGCGCTCCAGAAAAACGTATTTTCTATGTAAATGTTGGTTCTATTCCACCTAACGAAGTAGAAAATTTCATGCAGAAAACTATTTCTACTATGAAACGTACTCCGTTTATGGATCAAAATACGGGTGAATATAATTTGAAGTACAACATGCAAAACATCATGGAAGACTTCTATATCCCAGTTAGAGGTAATGACCAAGCAACTAAAATTGATACTACAAAAGGACTTGAATGGTCTGGTATTGAAGACGTTGTGTATTTAAGAGAAAAACTATTTGCAGCCCTTAAAGTGCCTAAAGCATTTATGGGTTATGATGAAAACTTACAAGGTAAAGCTACATTAGCAGCTGAAGATATTCGTTTTGGTCGTACAATTGATCGCATCCAACGTATTCTTCTTTCAGAACTTTATAAAATTGCATTAGTTCACTTATATGCTCAAGGATACAGAGATGAACAAATGACTAATTTTGAGTTAAATTTAACTACTCCATCAATCATTTATGATCAAGAAAAAATCGCATTGATGAAAGAAAAAGTAGATTTAGCTGCTCAAATCATGGAAAATAAATTACTTCCTACTGATTGGATTTACGAGCACGTATTCCACTTTAGTGAAGATCAATATGAAGAATATAGAGATCTTCTTGTTCAGGACCAAAAACGTAGATTCCGTATGGCTCAAATTGAGACAGAAGGTAATGACCCTATTACAACAGGACGTTCATATGGTACACCACACGATTTAGCTTCATTATATGGTCGTGGAAGATATGATGATGCTTCAGTGCCTGAAGGTTATGATGAAAAAGAACCTTTAGGTCGTCCCCAAGAAAGAGCATCAAATATTAATACCCAAGATAATGCTTTTGGGCGTGATCGTTTAGGTAGAAAAGATATGAGAAATGATGACCAACCAAGTTTAAAGGAAGATGCTAAAATAGCATATACCAAAAATATGTCATTGCTTGAATCATTAGGAAATCGCAAAGAATCACTACTAGACGAATCACAAATTAAAGAGTAATATATCTTCATATATTTATAATAAACCTTAAGGAATGAATATTAAGCATTCAAAGTATAAAAATACCGGTATCCTTTTCGAATTACTTGTTCGTCAAGTAACATCCGATACATTAAATGGTACCGACTCTGCTGCCCTCAAACTTATCCAAAAATTCTTTGTTAAATCTGAATTAGGAAAAGAATACAAATTATACGAATCATTAAGTAAAAACACTTCATTAACTGAAGGTAAAGCTAATGTAATGATTCAAACTTTACTTGAAACTTCTAAAAAATTAAATAGAAGTAATTTAAGAAGAGAAAAATATAATTTAATTAACGAAATTAAAAAGCACTACAATTTAGAAGATTTTTTCAAAACTAAGTTACCTAACTACAAAACGTTTGCTGCTTTTTATATGTTGGCTGAAATTCAAAATTCTGAGGCTTTAGTAGATGCTGATATTATTGTAAATAATAAAATGACTCTATTAGAGCATTTATCTACATCTCAAATTAAACCCGAAGCTGTAGAAGCTGAAATTTTAAGAGAATTTCAATCTTACGATAAAGACACTCGTATCTTAACTTACCGAATCCTAATGGAAAAATTTAATGGTAAGTATTCAAACTTATACGAATCCCAGAAAGAAATCCTTAGACAATATATCAATTCAGTAGATTCTACTCCTGTATTAAAAGAGTTTTATAACACTAAAGTAACTGAGATTAAAATTGCTTTAAATGAATTAAATTCTAAAGTTACTGATAAAGCTGTTCAAATTAAAATTAACGAGGTTGCTAACTTAATTAATAAGTTAGATAAAACTGCTAAAGTTTCAAGTGAGGATATTGTTAATATTCTTCAATATTGTGAACTTTATGAAGAATTGAAAGCAGCAAATGAAGCAATTAAGTGAACATAAAGTAGGCGATGTAAAAATCGAAGGTGGAATTAAAACCACAGTCACTGATATTGATCCTAGAACAGGAGCTGTATCTTGGGATGTAGAATATGCTGCTGACTATCTTAAACTTTACCAACAGGTTCAACAGTTGTTTAAAACTGTAGAAAAAGCTGCTAGACAATCTAATGCTGAACCTTTTATTAAGGATTGGGGTAAAGATGTTCGCCAATTAAGAAATTCACTTCGCACTTATTTACGTAATAATAAATCAGAAGAATACGAACGTGTTAGAAACATGAATGAAATGTCTGGAACAGGGGGTTCTGCAGCAGCATCCCCAGGTACAGGGGCTCAAACAGCAACTCCATATGCATTCAAGAAAAAAAAAGATGTAAATGAATCCAATCCAGGTTCATCATTAGGTTTAGGTCCTAAAGCATCCGAAAATGGAGTAAAAGATAATTATTACGTAAAAGGATTTAAATACAAATTAGTTGATCCTAAAAAATTAGCTAAACAATCTAAAGCCATAGATACTAAATATTTATGGGCACCCGACACATTCGTAAAAGAATAAACAATATGTATAAGTATCGATATAAATTAAAAATGAACGAAGCTGACCCAGGTCGTGCTCAATTTCAAGAAAGACGTATGCAAGCTTTTAAAGAAATTGAAGCTCGTTTAAATAATTTATATCCTATGTTAGACAATGCTAAAGACGAAACAGCAAATTACTACAAGGAAAACCCACAGTCATACGCTGTAGTATATGGAACTGATTTAGTCTTAGAATTAATAAAAGATATTGAAACAATATTAAAAGGAGAATAATGAAACAACCAACATTACAAGAACAGTATAACTTACTTAAAGAAGGTAAAGGTGACAAAAACATCTTTATGAAATCTGTTCGTAGATTATTTCCAAATTTAGTCAACAACACTACCCCATACGATAGTGCTATTACTATTTTAAAGCATAAGCAAATTATTTCTGAAGGTATTGGGGGTGTTGTTACTACTCCTGCTAACCCTTTTGCTAATTGGGCTCAATTCTTAGCTGAAGAAGCTAAAGCAGAAGAGAAAAAACCTACTAAAGAGGTTACCGATATGGAAACTCGTGGGTTTGATTATAAAGATAAGAAAAATATTGATAACTTATATGGTGAATCTTTCTTAGAAGGATATTATGCCGAGATGAAAGACCCTAAAAATGCAGATAAGTCTGTAGATGAGTTAAAAGAAATTGTAGCTAAAAATATGTCTAAGGACGTAAATTATTATATGAAAAACGCTGCGTTTGGAGTTAAAGGTATTGGCTACACAGATGACCTTCCAGGCTTGAAAGCCTCAAAAGACGACAAAATGACAGCTGTCAAATTAAAAGAAAATATGATTAAATTAACTGACTTACTCAACGAAAATCTTTCGGGTTATGTAGATTTAGCTGCATTGAAAGAAGAAGAGGATAAAATGGACGAAAATGCTCGCACTGACGCTGAAGAAGAGGGTTACCTCGACGGAATGCATGACGAGAAAGTAGACATGGAAGACAAAGCTAAAGACAAAGATAAAAAAGTTGAAAAAGAAGGCTTAGAAAATCGTCTCCGTCAAATCGAAGTAGCTGGTAATGTAGCTGCTTTAGAAGCTAAAATGAACGCTATTGATGAAGAAATTGCTGCTCGTGAAGGTAAATTAGCTATGGTAGCTGAAAATGATGCTATTGCTGAATTTATCAACCCAACCCGCATCAAAGAAATCAACCGCGAAATTTCAGAATTACAAAAAGCACAAGCTAAATACGGCAAATTATACGAAAAAGTAGCCGGTAAAGCTTATGTAAAAAAAGAAGTTGTAGACGAGACTGAAGAATCAGAATACTAAAATGAAACAAGTTCTTATTGAAACTCAGTTCTTCAAAGCTAGCCCTATGTCTTTGACAGAGGGTAAACTTTCTGAAAGAGGTAACCCCATGGTAGAAGGTATTTTAGCGACAGCCGAAGTCAAAA